TACAATTTTTGATCCATCTGCTAATCTTTGTGTACCAGCTGTATTAATTGCACTAGGTGTATAAGATGTTGATTCGTTAATAGATTCTTGGTCCGAGAATCTAATATACATTTCATCTCTTGTGCTTGATGTACCAATAGTTGTTTCTGTTCCAAAAAATATTAAGTGTCTATCCGGTGCTGATACTAAAGTAAATGAAGATGCTGTTGGTGCATTTGCAAGTATCGTTGCTCTTGTACCTGTTGCACCCGTTGGATCAGAATCCCATTCAAATGTTTCTCCACCAAATATAGTTGCAATAAGTTTATTACCAAAATTATCTAATGACCATAAACCTGGTGCTGTTACAATATCTCCAGATGCTGCAGCGTTCCATGCAAAATAATTAGATGCATCGGTTACTGTATCACCACTTGAATGTGATGCAGCTGTTGTACCATTAGCACCTCTAGTTAATCCTGATAATGTACCACCACTATTTGATGTATATGTAATTAATTCATTATCTATAATAACTGTTCCTGATGATGCAAAAGATGTTGAACTTGCCATTGTTAAAGATGTTACTGATGTGTTAATGTCTGCAGATAATGTTGATGTAAACTGTCCTTGTTTTACACCACCCCATGATCCAAGACCCCAACCAGTAGATGCTGTTTCAACTGCAGGTCCTACAGGATAATAATGTTTAACTCTAATACCACCTGATGTTGATGCACCTGATCCTGCTTCATTAGAAGACATCGTTATAGTTAAAGTAGTATCAGTTGGTATTGATGCTACCATAAATTTAACATCATCAAAATCACCAGATCCAAAATTAGAATTAGTAATAGATGTAAAGTTATCACATAAAATAATATCACCTGCATTCATTCCGTGAGCAGAAGCAAAAGTAATGGTTACAGTTGCTGATCCATTAGTGGTAGAAAATGCGTTTGTTAAAGTTGTTGTAGATTTAATAGGATGTATGTCATAAAAAATACCACCAGAGTATGCATATAAAATTCTATTAGTTCCAAGAGCTGCATACTTAATACCTGATGCGTTAACAAAATGATGAATGGCTGTGTTACGACCTGTTAATTCAATAGAGCCTAGTTGTGCCCAACCACCTATTTTTTCTGGAGTGCCATATCTAAATCTAACATTATCACCAGCAACCCATTGACCTTCGCCACCTGTTGCCGTAACTTGTTTATTAAATCCTGGTGCAAATTGTACTTTTTGTAACATGTAACCTCATTATATTATATATTCCTTATTGGTGGAATACCTAACATCGGCCTTTTGTCGAACCTATTTTTTTCAGCAAAAGGACCATTTACATGGTTATAATGAAGAAATACTTGAGCGCAAGTATTACCTTCTAAGGGTTCTCTCCAATGCTCTAATTCACATCCACTATATACTAACATATCTCCTACATCAAGTAAGACTTCTGTGCCTTTAGGAGCATTTGGTTTATGTATATTTTTGTATTCATCTATAACTGTATTTTGACCTGTGCCATCTATAAATATAGGCCATTTATCTCCACCTAAATGAATAGTAGTAGATATTTCACAACTAGGTCTATCTTTATGTCTTTTAAGTATATCCCCTTGTTTATATATTCTAGCGTAAGAGTATGTTGGTATTAATTGTAATCCTGTTTCTTGTTGCATTTTTGGTAATACTTTCATTAACAATGTTTCCATAACAGGATCAGCGTAATGAGAATAAGTGTTTGGAACTTGTTTATCTGTCCATGTGCCTAACATTCCTGTGTCGTATGTAATATTGTTTTGATACATCCAGTTAACAGCATCACGTTTAAGTAAAAAATAATTAAATATAAAATTAGCTAACTCGTAACTAATTGCATTTTTTATTACTTGGTATTTATTAAACATTAAAATAATATAAAATTAAAAGACACAGATATTCTTATGTCGTTGCTTTTATTAGGTTCTACCTTATGCCACATCCATGCAGGAAACATTATAAGTCTTCCAGGAATAGGATCATAATAAGTTTCTCGCCACAGCTCTCTAGGTAATTTTCCTTTTTTTCTCGTAGGCATGCATTGTTGTGCTCCAGGTCTTGGATCCATTAAACTTAATCTTCCAGAATTTGGTTGTCCTTTTACATAGTAAACTCCAGAAAATAATGAATTAGGGTGTATGTGGCTATTATTATACCCGCCTGGTGGATTAATGTTAGCCCACATATTTCCTAGTTTAGGATCCATGTCTAAATATTCTTCTTCAATTATTTCTTTTTGCATTTGAAACAATTCTTTAGATAAAGGGTCATATTCTTTTTTAAGATGCATATCAGTTTGTGAATGCCAACCATTTACGTTAGTTTTATTTACACCCTTATCTTTATTACTCCATTCAATTATTTGTTTTTCTAAATATGTATTTAATTCATTAGCGTTAGGTAAATCTTTAATGTAAATAATAGTTGGAAAATAATATTCTTTAATCATTTAAAAGGCTCTCCTCCAAACCACATAACAAGTGATTGCCTAACACCTCTTATTACTGGTGCTACTCTATGATTTAAAAATGATGCAAATATTATTGCATGACCTTGTTTAAGTTTAACTCTTTTACCAGGTGCCATTAATTCTAAGTCTCCACCTTCAAATTGATTTTCAGGAGATAATAAACAAGTCATAGATATTTTTCTTACAGGTGGTTCGTGTTGCATAATAACATCTGTGTCCATATGCCAATCATAAAAGCCACCTTCAGGGTATTCTGTAAATTGAGCTTGTTCTGTTATTTGTATATCCCCAAATCCAAAATGATTTTTATTTGCTGTTTTTATAAATTTATTAATATCATTATACATAGGTTGCATTTCTTTAAATGGTATCCAAGAAATAGTTGTTATTCTTTTTTTTGTATCTAATCCACTACCAGGTTTACCCATACCAACTTGTGCTTTTTGTGGTGGTTGCCTTCTACCACAATTAATAATCTGTTGACATTGATCAGGTGTAAATAAGGGAGTAGTTGTTTCAACTATCCAGCTTTTCCATTTAGGTTCTGTTATTATCACGTTGCACTCCTATTTTTAATAGGGTCATAATTTACATCCATATTACATGCTAACGTTCTTCTGATGTCTGTGCTATTATTAAAAGGATATACACAATGCCTCATGTCATAAGGAAATACATAAAAGTTTCTTTCTTTCATAATAGGCCCATAATCTGAATTACAAAATTGTCCTGATGAATTTCCTAATATTTGTAATTGTCCGTTCATAGGTTTATTTTCTGCTGAATACTCAATACCTGTATTTTTTGGTAATTTTAAAATCATAACAGACGATAATCCAGTAAATAAAGATCCTTGGTGAATGTGCACTGGGTTATATTCATTAGCTTTCATTTCATTTATCCATATAGAATTCATATGCATTTTATATTCTTTAATTTTATTCCAATCTAAATAATGTTTCATAACCATATGAAACCATTGTGTTACATTTTGTGGTAAAAAATTATGTGGGTGCATTTTATTATTTGGTGCGCCATCAAAAAACAATGAATGTTCATTTTCAATTTTACCAACTAATTGTGGATTAGCTTTAGGTAATTCATGTCTTCTAGTTTCATATACATGATTTAAAATATTATATACATCTAATGGCACTTTATAAATTAAAACTGATTGACCTAAAAATATAAATTTAAAATCTAATGTGTTCATATTTTTCTTTTATACTTTGCGGTATTTTTTCTATGTAAGGATTATATTCTTTCTTAATTTCTGTTTTTATTTTATGCATATTGTTTCCAACTATGGTATCATTATAAGACATACCATTAATATTTATTTGTTGCAAGTTTGTAAATTGGTGTGGGTAATAAGGTATGTCTAAAAAATTATAAACTTTATTTATTTCTTCTCTCGGGTTTTGCACTAAGTCATCATATTTTATAAAATGACATATGTTTGGATAATTATAAGCATTCTTAATTGCGTCTAAATCTTTAGCAATAGCTCCATTAATATTCATTAACATAAATAGTTTTTCTTCATCATTTTTTAAATTAAGTTTATTAAGAAATGCATCAGGATTTTCTGTATACCATTTTATATAAGAAGCTAACACATCCATTAAATCTCTGAGCAGCACAACACATTTAAAAGGTTTTTTAAAATGTTTTTGCATTAAAGCAAAATTACCTGTAGTCATAACAGGTCCACGATCTATAATATATTTTTGTGGCCAGTCTTTATAATAGTTAACATAAACAGAATCTAATACATTGTCTAATGATTGATAATCTGGATAATTTTGAAAAACATCTGTTTCTTTTAATAAAAATAAATTTTTTATTATTTCTAATGTAATAGAATTAGCAGTGCATGCTATATTAGGATTTTGATTCATTATAGATGCAAACAAAGTATTACCTGATCTTGGCATTGCAACTAAAAAGAAAAGTTTTTTAATTCTGTTGTCCGATTGAGTTCTTTTCGAATTCCAGTTTTGCATTTTCTTTCTTTTTATTTTCTATTTGTATATCTTTTTTAATTCTTTCAATAGATTGCAATTGTCCTAGCACGTTAAATACTTCTGGTTGAGATGATCCTTGAGTTAAAGTTTCTGCCTTATTCTTCATAGTTAAATGATAAGAATTTAATTGGTGTGTATTAACGTTTTTAGTATCAAATGAGCCATCATCAAATTTCTTTTTAAACTTAGACCATAATTTTATTTCTCTCATTCTGTCCCTTGCAACTAATTGCATGGATGCTTTACTATATATTTTTTCATCTATGTCTATTTGTAACAATTCTTTCTTTAATGGATCTTCTTCTTTTTCTAATTTTTCTTGTAGTCTTTTTAGTTTAACTTCTGTTCTTCTATAATCAAAAGAAAGATTCATTAAATTTTCTAAAAACACATTTTGTTCTCTAACACACTGCCAATATTTAGCAGCTTTCGTTGGGTACTTTGCATCATTTAATACAGAAAACTGCATCTCAGTTTCTGTTCTAAACATTTGTTTCTTAGTCCAAGTGTCTCTTAATTCTTCTGTTAAACCTTTAAATATTTTAACCTCTTCTGGGTCTAATA